CTTTCTGTGCTAGACTCAAGCCATGATAGAGCCCGGAACCGATGTCGTCGTCATTCCCCCGGCTCCCGTGACTGAGCCTGCACCAGTCCTTAGCTTCGACCCGTTCCAGTTCCGGCCAGGACAAGTGGCCTTCCTACTTGCGGCTGCCCAGTATCCAGACTTGACTACCGTGGAGGTATGCAAGTACCTGGTGCGTATCGAGGCTCCGCGCGCACCTACCCATAGGACTGTCTGGTATTGGCAGCAACACGAGCCCGCCTTTAAAGAAGCGTTAGACTTGATTCGGAAGAGGCCACCCGAGGCTGCTAACTTCCTGGTGGCACACTCCGAGATACCCGCAGTGGCCACGCTACGCTCGAATCTGCGGCAGTCTGGCACAGTCTCGAACGACGCAGCGAAGGCTCTGTTAGCTGAGTCTAGGGCCAGACGTGGGGAGCGTATGGCCCAGGGCCTATGGGGTGCCATCGAGTCTGCCCTGCGTTGACAGAATGGCTCTTATGTGAAGCTAGAGTCTAGGGTAGGGGCGCTCGAATCTAGCGCGGGAGGCACACCCCCACCCCCGCACCTCTGCCCGCCCGCATATACATATACTGTTTACCCCGATCCTCCAAAGACGAGACAAAAGCACCAGGGCAGACTGTAGACACTGTAGACAGTCCGTGGTAGACTACAGTCATGAATACTGTAGACAGTCATGAGTGTCAGATACGGAATCTGTACCGGCGGGAAGGGAAAGCGGGGAAGTGGGTTGTATTCGGGCGCATGTGTGTGGGGTGCGGGAAGTGGTATCAGGGCGGGCCGACTGTAGACAGTAAACCTACCACTGTAGACAGTGGCCCTCTCAAGGCTGTAGACGCTGTAGACAGTAAGGCTGTAGACAGTCGCCCGAAACCGTCTACAGTAGTAGCGAGGGCTGTAGACAGTAGGCCATCAAACGATGATCTCTGCACCTGTCTGCCCGCCGAGAGGTTAAAGGGGAGGCACAACAAATGGTGTCCGGCGAAGTGAACGCTGGTGAGCGCGACCCGATGATTCCTGACGACAGCTTCATCATGGAGACGGACTGGTTCAAGGCGATGCCGGAGGCCGAGTTTCCGCCTGCGCTAGAAGGCGTCATGAGCGCCGAGGAATATTTTGCAGCGATGGAGGAAGTTGCGGCCGAGCATGAGAGATTCTGTCCTGATGCGCCGCCGTGGGTGATTGCGTATGCGGAGTACGGTGGCCGCGATGTCGCGCTTCACCGTTATAACTTCGCCTACGGTGAACCAATCTTCCAGATTCTCGGCGGCCCGACGGGCATTCGTACAGCGATGGCTGAGCGGCTTGTGGGTTTCTTCGACGACGAAGGCGAGGCCCGCCGCGCCTTCGACCGCGAGGCCGAGAGGCTGCGCTTGACAACCTGAAGGCTACCTGCTACGTTTCTGGCAACGGGGTGCGACGTGCGCCCCTTCATATTTGTGCCGAGGCGGAGCCGCACGCCCGCCGAGGAGGGTAGGGAGGAGGGGCCGCGCGGAGGCATCGTTATGGCGGAGTTGACGGCAGCGAAGCGCAAGGGGCTTGCCCGCTCATCGTTTGTCTTCCCAGGCAAGCGGGCCTACCCGATTCACGATGAGGCCCATGCGAGGAACGCCTTGGCGCGGGTGTCGCAGCATGGGAGTCCGAGTGAGATACAGCGGGTCCGGGCGGCGGTGAGGCGGCGCTATCCAGGCATTGAACTCAAGAGGCGCTGAGATGCCCTACGCTGTGAGGAAGCGCGGGTCGAAGTGGGCGACGGTGAACAAGGAGACGGGGAAGGTTCACGGGATGCACGACTCGCATGAGAAGGCGATGGCCCAGATGCGGCTTCTCTACCATGTAGAGTCAGGCGGGAAGTTAACGCGCGTGCGGCGGAGCGGTGAGAGATAGACCTATTCGAGCGGGCAGCGAAGGTGATCGAGGCGTTCCCGATTGTAGCGCCTCAGTTCATGTCGATTCGCGGCAAGCGCGGCATCCAGAGGATTGATCCCCGCCCCCTTCAACTCCACTACCAGAAGACCAGAGAACGGCAAGAGATCATCCTCAAGGCCCGCCAGGGCGGTGTATCGACCTGGAAGGAACTTGAGGGACTGATGCTCATGATGACCGTGCCTGGTTTCATGGGGGCTATCATAAGCCACAAAATATCCTCCACCAAGTATCTCCTCTCGATAGTCTGGAACGCCTACAAGATGATGGACGAGAAGGACAGGGTGCCTCTTGTCCATGAGACGGAGGAATACTTGATCACGCCGCCGCCGCCGGAGGGTACAGGGGCGGGGCTCTGGGTGGGGACGGCGGGGCCGGGAGCGGCCGATTTCGCAAGGTCGAGAACTCTGCACTGGGTTCACGGGTCGGAGGTGGCCTTCTGGAACAACGCCGAGGACGTACTGGCCGCCGTCGAGGGGTCGCTACCCCAGGAGGGGTATCTGTGCCTGGAGTCCACGCCGAACGGTAGGGATCACTTCTATGATCTCTACCAGGAGGCGGCGGAGAGGGGACTCAAACGGCACTTCTTCCCCTGGTGGTGGGTGCCTGAGTACAAGGAGACCGTGCCCGACGGTATGGTGTTCGTCAGGACAGAGGACGAGGTGACACTCATCGCGCGGGCGCTGGCGCAGGGCTTTGACCTCACGGATGAGCACCTGCTCTGGAGGCGGCACAAGAAGGCGCGGCTGAGGCGCCAGTTCGAGCAGGAGTATCCAGAGGATGAGCAGACCTGTTTTATCGTTTCGGGAAATCCCCGCTTCGAGATAGAGTTCCTGGCGAAGCTCATAGCTTTGGCTGAGGCGAGGCCGCCGTTCGTGGTGGAGGCCAAGCCCTACGGGGAATTGAGGACTTGGTTCGGGCCGGTCGGCGATCATACCTATGCTGTGGGTGCCGATCCGTCCCAGGGGCTCTCGCACGGCGACTACGGGGCGGCCGTAGCCTACGACTGCCATACGAACCAGCATGTCGCCTCTCTCCACTGTAAGATCGCCCCCCACATGTTCGCCAGGGAGATCGCCAATCTGGGCGAGAAGTACAACAAGGCCATGCTGACCGTCGAGCGCAACGGGCCTGGTGAGGCGGTGCTCGAAGCCCTGCACCATATCGGCTACCCGAACCTCTACACGCAGACCAGGTGGTATGACGGTAGGGAGAGTGGCGTACCAGGGTTCTACACCGACGCGACCGAGAAGGAGAGACTCTGCGCTAGCTTCGAGAGCGGTATCATTTCGGGGAAGTTCCAGACTTACGACGTTGACCTGCTCGACCAGATGATGAACGTCATGATCGACGACAGGGGCAGGATATACACGTCTAAGAATAAGAGGGATGACCTCTTGATGGCGGCCATGCTCGTCAACCTGACGGCTGACGAGGCGGGGGCGCGGAACGTGGCCGTGGGTGCGTCCTTCGCCGGCGCATACTTTGGAGTGTAGAGATGGAGACAGGAACCGTCGAGTGGCTTACCGGCACGACAGCCGATCTAGAGTCCAAGAACTTCGCTCGCTTTGGCCAGTACGACCGCGATGAGAAACTCTGGCGGGGCGAGAAGTACATCCTGGAGGAGATCGCCAGCGGCGCAATGGAAAAGGCGGGGCAGTACCCGGCGTTCACGTCTAATGATCCGAGAAATCTGGCTGACCTGATCATCGGCATGCTGATAAGGCACGCCCTGGTGGCGAAGGGCGATCTCTATGAGCCCAAGACGATGGGCCAGGAGGACGAACTCTCCGTCCACGAGCGGTTTGCTACGGGGTTGTGGCGCGAGATAGATGTGATCCGTGCCCTCTCGAACGAGTTGCCCTTCCAGAGCGACCTCTCTTGGTTTCACGCCATACGCGGTGGCTCCGTCGTGCGCTGGTGGGTCTACAAGAAGCAGGACGAGCACCCCTTTGACGTGGCGATCTGGGACCCCTGGGATGTTGTCTGGCGGAGACGGCGGCTGGGTCACAGCTTGATCTGTCACCACTACCGCGCCGACGTGGACGATGTGAAGGAAGCATGGGGCGTGGACGACCCGCCCCATGATAGTGATGACAGGACTGAGGTGTGGGACGGCTGGTGGACAGACAAGGCTAATCACATCTGGAACGGCATCGTCGTGGGAAAGAAGTGGGTCAAGGAGCCGGTAGACCACACCAAGGAACGGAAGCTGACGCAGATACCTATTCTCATAACGCGGGGCCTCGGCGCGCCGATCCAGCCGCGTGTCACGGCGGTCGGAGAGAAGAAGTGGCTCGCTGACCAGTGGGACTCGATCTTCGGGCCGAACCGCGAGATGTATGCCCAGTACAACCGCGCCATGACGCTCTTTGGCCTCGTCATCCGCGACGGTCCCCTCGGCTTTCTGCACTTCGACTTTGCCGGCAGCACGCCCGTAGACAAACTCGCCGAGCAGATCAGGCCGCTCAATGTCGTCCAGGCCAAGGGGAAGTTCAACAAGATCGATCCGCCCCAGATGGCCGAGGCCGCTAAGGAGTTTGTCGCTGCTACATCGGGTGCCATCCAGAGGGGCGGGGCGCCCTTCTCCGCCTTCGGCCAAGCACC